TATGACCCCCTACGTAGGGGGTACGAGGTTTCACTATGTCCCGTCGCGCGCGCGCGCCCACGGGTAAACGAGGCGCGATATGGACCGTACCAAGCCAACAACCCGGAAACGGCTCGGAGTCGGGCGACCATCCGCCGCAATGGAAGCGGTCAAGCCACCGAAACCGGCACGGACCTACATTCCCATCGACGGTCCGCCTCCCGCCGACGAAACCGACGGCCTTACGCCCATTGAGCATCGACGCTGGCTGCTCGCCGAGACCATGAAGGCGTACGGTCGCGCGCGTGACGACCGGTCACACGTGGCCTGTAGGCAGATGCTGCGCGACGCCGCCACCCTGCGCGACGAGATTGCCGCTATGGAGCGCGCCGACGCCGCCTCGAGCTCCTCGGCGGTGGACGGTCTTACGCCCGACGAATGGTCTGCCACCCTGCGGGAGCGCGCCGTGACGCTGACCGACGACGACCTCGAGGTGTTCGTAGCCGAATACCTCGGCCGCAACAAGCACGTGCGCCTGGCGACGGGATGATCGGTCGTGGCGAGGCGGCCAGGATCCTGGAGGCCGCGGAAGCCCGCCGGCTCGGCGACCCGCTTCGTTCCGTCCGCTTGACCGACCCGCAACAGGCGTTCCTGCAGGACGGCCGCCGCAAACTGCTTTGGCGCGGCGGCAACTCGATCGGCAAGACGTTCGCTCACGTGCTGCACATCCTACACTTCGCGCGAGGCACGCACCCGTGGCAAGCAACGCCGCGCGGCCCGAAGCAGCTTATGCTGGCGGGCTATTCGTTCGCGCAGATGGATCCGCTGTGCCGTGCGCTGTGGGCCATCATCCCGAAAGACGAGATAGATCCAAAAGTAACCTACGTGCCGCGCCAAGGGTTCCGCGGCTACAAAGAGCCGGTGATCCCGTTTATCCGTGGCCCAGGCGCCGGGTCTGTGATCGCATTTGCGACGTACAAGCAAGGCGCCGGCCGCATCATGGGCGATCAGTTGCATTACTTCGGCATGGACGAGCCGCCGCCGGAGGGCGTGTGGGGCGAGGCACAACCGCGCTTGAACCGTCACTCTGGGCAGGCTCGCGTCACGATGACGCCAACACCGGACAGCCCGCCGCTCGGCTACATGCGCAAGCTGGTAGAGGACGGCAAGCTGACCGAGATGCAGACCAGTCTTACGGTGAATGCGGTCACCCGCCGCGGCGGCCTGATCGACAGCCCGTGGATGTCGGCGGATGACATCGAGGTCGCGCTGTCGAGCTACCTCGACGACGAACTACCGATGCGCCGCGACGGCGCTTGGGACGCGCTTGTGTCTGGCCGGTGGCTGTCGGCGGTCACCGACGCGATCCTGATCGACGAGATCCCCGACTCTGGGTGGTACGTGGCGGTCGGGGTCGATCACGGCGCCAAAGCCGGCCGGCAGTACGCGAGCCTCGTGCTGGCCAGCGCCGACGGCGAACAGGTGATCGTCGCCGATGAGGCACACGCCGACGGGGTGACTACGACACGCGAGGACGCGCAGGCCTTGCTTGCTATGCTGCAGCGCAACGGCATCCCGTACCACCAGGTGGACCACTGGCGCGGGGACCGCCGCCATGCAGGAGACTTCTGGGGCAACGAGAAGACGAATCGCGAGCTCGCCCGCGAGATCTGCGACGAGCTCGGGATCCGCCAGCGCGATGCCGTGGAGCGCGGCCTGCGCATTCGGACTCCGCGAAAGTATCAGGGATCCGTACGTTTCGGGTTCCGACTCATCAACTCGTTGGCGAAGGCCGGCCGCCTCCAGGTCCACCGCAGGTGCGATGGCTTTCGGACCGGCGCGCTCGGGTGGGTCGGCAGGCCAGAGGATCCGCTGAAAGACCCGCTCGACGCGGCGCGGTACGCGATCGAGGCCCTGCACGACGCGCAGGTCATCCACGCCCGGCGGGTGGAGGCCGCGTGATCCGTGCAACACCGCCACCCGATCCCCGTAGGCTGCTCGGAGGCTACATGCTCGCCCTGACCCTCGCCCTCGCGTGCGCCGCCCTCGATACCGGATCCGCCACCCCCGACGGCTCACCCGCGCGCCTCGTGTACGAGGCCGACCCGGCGCGCGGATCCATCCCTGGGATCCAGACCGACGGCCCCTACCAGGTCCTGCATTGCGTCTACGACAGCAGCGGGCCACTGGCTTGTCGCGACGAGTCCGCGGCTTACATCCTGTGGGATGGGCTGCTCTGTTCCTCCGGCTTCTCCGGCGACGGCCAGTGTTCGATCTCGCTCCTGGTTGCGGACGAGGTCCGGATCACGTATTGGTAGCCTCGCGAGGTCGACCTGATCCACGCCCCCGAATCGCCGCCCGCCTCGTCGGATCCGCGCACCGTCGTGCGCTGGGACGTCGCGCGCCTGCGCCGCCGTCTGTTGTCCGGCGGCTGGCGCGCCGATCTCGACGCCCGCGTCCAGGAGCACTTCGGCCCGACCCGCCGCGCAGTCATGGGGCGCGTCTCGATGGCGCGCAACCCGTTCCGCCGGCTGTGCACGGAGCTCGCAGTCAACTACGACCGGCCCCCGATGGTCCGTCACCCAGCCGGGCCGGTCCCGCTGCTGCTGGATCCGGGCGGCGTGCTCGACGCGATGGGCCTGTGGCCGCTGATGCAGTCGGTACAGTCCGACCTGATCGGCCTGCGCGAGATGTGGATGCGCCTCGACTGGTCCGCGGAGCTCGGCCGGCCCGTCGTGCGCGCCGTGACCCCCGACTGCATCGAGGCGACCCCGCACCCCGCCGATCCCAACGTCCCGGTCGAAGTCCGGGAGCTGCGATGGATCCACGTCCCCACCATCGGATATCGCTGGGTCTGGGAGGTCCTGTCGATCGCGGATCCAGCCGCTCCCTCGTGGCGCTTCATCGAGGCCGCCCCGACGGCGCCCTCGGACTACACGGCCGCCGTGCTCGGCCCCGCTGCCGGTTCGTACCCGTGGCGGTGGACCGAGGGCGATCGAGCAGGAACGCCGTTCCTTCCTGGCGTCCTGTACCACGCACGGATGCGCGGCCGCCTGTTCGACCCGACCGAAGGTGAGGAGGTGGTCGAGGGCACGCTTGACACCGGCGCGTCGTACACCTTCCTGGGCCACGTCATCTACCGTGCTTCGTGGCCGCGAAACATCGCCGTCGGCCTCGTGCCGGTCGGATCCGTGCCGCGCGAAGGTCCCGACGGCCAGGCCCGCGCGGAGGTCGTGTCGGATCCAGTCGCGGTCAACCACTTCGAGCACATCGAGCCAGGTACACCCGGCACATTCACGCAACTGCAACCGACCGACCCCGAAGCGCTGGCGCGGACCGTAGCGATGGTCGAGCGGTCGGTTGCCGACTTCGACGGCCTCGGCTTGTCCGCCGCGCAGTTGATTCAGTCGAGCAGCAACCCGTGGTCGGCGGCGGCCCTCACGATCAGCCGCGACGACAAGCGGCGAGCGCAGCAGAAGTACACTCCATCCCTGCGTGTCGCCGATCTCGGCCTTATCGAGCGCATCGCCGCGATCACGAACGGTGCGGCTGGCCTGACCGCGATCCCCGAGCAGGGCTACCGGATCGACTACGCGAGCGTGCCGCTGGCGCGCGACGAAGCGGAGGCGATGCGCGCGCACCACGGCGAGCTGATCGCCGCTGGGCGGATGTCGACCGTCGACGCGTACCTGATCGAGCACCCCGGATCCACCGAGGAGGAGGCCCGCGCCGCCCTTCGGCGGATCGCGGCGGATAACGCCGAGTTCCGGGTGACCGCAGGCACCACCCCGGCCCCCGTCGTCACCCTTCCGGCGCCGGCCCCTTGACGCTACCGCCGCAACGGTGCAATCTGATCCAGCGAGAGGATCCATGCCCGAAGTAGACGAGGCAGAGCTCAAGACCCTGCGCGCCGCCGCCGCCGCGCTGGCGAAGACCGAGCGCGAGCGCGACGCGTTCCGCGAGCAGGCCACCGCGGCAACCGCGGCGTTGACCGCCGCGAAGGCCGCGCACGCTACCGAGGTCGAGGCCGTTCGCACCGCGGCCACCCGTGGCGCCGTGCTCGACAAGGCCGGCATCGCGGATCCGAAGGTGCGCGGCTGGTTCGAGGCGGAATACGCCGAAGCTGCGCAGGCCGCGGGCGACAAGGCTCCCGCGTTCGACGCGTGGATCGGTGCCCTCACCCCGGAGGCCGCGCCGCACCTGGCGCCGTGGCTCCTGAAGCCAGCAACCGGTGGCGCCGCGGGATCCGGCGCCACCGCCACCGGCACCGCCGCGGCCGGATCCACGACCGCCAAGACCGGATCCACGACCGTCGCCGGCGGCAACCCCGCCGCCGCACCGGTGTTCACGGCGGAGTCGATCGCCAAGATGACCGCCGCCGAGTTCCGCGCGAACCTCCCGGCGATCCAGGCCGCGCACCCCAACATCGTTGACGCCGGCTTCGTCGCCGCGCACGCCAAGAAGGAGGGCTGATGCCCGCTGTCACGACCACGACCCCCGGATCCGATACCCTCGCCACGGCGATCGCGAGCAAGACCGCGCTGCTCGTGCTCGGCGACCGCGCCTCGCTGCGCGGCCATCCGGCGCTGCTCAACGTGGGCCCGCTGACCGGCCTCGGTGCGCCCGGATCCGGCTCGCTGTCCGGCACGATGCCGCTGCTCGGCCTCGACGGAATCCAGCGGATGACCGACGCGGCCGAAGCGACGGGCCTCTCGGAGACGGCGATCAGCTCGGCCAAGCGCACGGTCACGATCGCCAAGAAGGGCCTCCGCCACGCCGTGTCGGACGAGCTCGCCGCGGTGGATCCGACCGGATCTTTCAACGCGGTGCGCCTCGCGCAGTCCATCGCGATGTCGGCGTCTATGACGTTCACCGAGGAGATCGCGTCGCACGCCGCCGACTTCTCGACGGAGTCCGGCACGTCGGGTGCGGCGTTCGACCATGACATGTTCATGGCCGCGAAGCAGTCGCTGAACGACGCGGGCGTGCCGGGTCCGTACCTCGCCGTCCTGTACGACCACCACTTCTCCGAGTGGATGATCGACCTCGAGGGGCGGGGTGGCCTCACCCAGTGGCAGCCGGCCGCCGCCGAGATGCAGGTGCTCAAGGGCCGCGGGTTCAAGGGTACCTACGACGGCATCGAGATCTACACGTCGTCGCTCATGCCCGCGAGCGGATCCGACCGCGTGAGCATGATGTTCGGGGTCGGCGCGATCGGCTACGCAGAGCAGGACCTCGTGCCGCAGCCCGGCACGATCGTACTGCTTCACGTCGGCCCGCTGCTGGTCGAGGCGATCCGCGGCGACGACGGCACGACCTCCGTGCTGGGGTGGTACATGCTCGGCACGATCGAGATCGAGGACGCGCGCGGGACCAAGATCACGGCGTTGGCGGCCTGATCATGGCGAAGCCCGCAACCACCACGAACGCGCCCGTCGGCGGATCCGGCCCGCCTCGGGCCAAGCCCGCCGCCTCCGTTCCGGCGGCGGCCGCGGGCGCGCTTGTCCCGATGGATCCGTCGCCCCCGTTCGTGTTCCTGGCGCACCCCCATTCGTGGGACGTGGCGATGGTCGGCAACGAGGCCCTACTGGTTCCATCGCTGCGGGCGTTCCAGTTCCGCGGCGGGCGATCCGGTGTCATCCCGCTGCGCCGCTCGGCCGTCGGTGACCCGACCGAAGCGCTTGCCACCCGCGGTCGCCTCGGGTGGATCCAGATCCCGCGCAGCACCGGCGGCAAGGCGTTCGGCGAGGACTTCACCGACTACTGCGTCGGGTACGACGCCACGGCCGGTGACGTGCACATGCCCGTATGGCAGCGCCCGATCGTGGTCGGCACGCGCGTTCTGCTCGACTACGACGACGACGGGTGGAACCGGTGGCGCCACGCGTTGATCGGTTCCGTGCTCGATGCCCCCTCGGCGCCGGCCCTCGCGGCGCTCCGGTCGCGCCTGACGTCGGGTCAGCGCCGCCGCGCCAACCGCACCGGATCCGCCAGCGCCAAGGCCGCCGCCGATCTGTTCGGCGCCAAGCTCGGCGCCCTCACGAAACGCAAGGAGTAACCATGGCAGTCGGCACCCACATCTATACGCGTTGGAAGCGAGCCGCCGCCGCCCTTGGCTTCGTGGTTCGGTCGAGCGCCACCAGCGACGTCACCGCGGATCCGACGCTGACCTCCGGATCCGGCGCCCCGTCGGCGGCGGAGCCCAACGGCTCGGTCTACCTGCGCACCGACGGATCCACCTACGTCCGCACCGACGGCGCCTGGGTCCTGCTCCAGTCCGACGGGCGCGCCGGGCTCCTGGCGACGGCCGCGGTCTTTCAGTCGACCGAGCAGACCGGCAACGGATCCGAGCAGTCGATCGCTCACGGGTTCGGCGCGGTGCCCACGTTGGCGTTTGCGATCCCGACCGAACTCACGGGTGGCGCCTACGACGTTGCCTACGGCACGCACACTTCCACCAACGTTCTCGTCACCGTGACGAGCGGCGAAAAGTTCCGCATCATCGCGATCAAGTAAGGAGCCGCCATGCACAACATTCTCGCCGTACAGGTTGCCGACGGCACCACCACCCCCGCCGGGACCTCCGAGGTCGTGCTCGGCTCGCGCACGTTCCCGATCGGCGCCCTGCAGGCCGGCAAGGTGATCAAGTTCGAAGCGCTGACCCGTACCACGGACAGCAACAGCACGGACACCCTCACCGTGCGCGTCCGACTCGGCCCGACCACGCTCACCGGCACCGCGATCTTGGAGACCGCCGCGGTCGATCAGGCCGACAACGATGTGTGCCGCATCGAAGGCACGCTGGTCGTGCGTGACGTCGACGGCGCCAGCGTGATCGAGTGCTTCGGGACGTACAACGATCCGGATGCGGTCGGCACCGCCGTCAAGGTCTGGTCGAGCAAGATCACGGCGCTGGATCTGGATCCGCAGGTCGCCGTGCTCCTGGAGATCACCGGCCAGTGGTCGGCGTCGCACGCCGACAACGACGTGGCGATTGTCGCGCTCAACGTCTCGGAAAGCGCGGTCTGATCCGCGCTTCGGGGTGACCGGTGGCCGCTGCCGACACGATCTACGCAGCCCGGTTCTCCGGCCCCGAAACACTCGTGAAGGGCCGGGCGAACCTCGTTACGTGCCCCCTGTACCGAGACGGCGCCGTTGTCGCCCCCACGCAGTCGGGCTCGACGCTGACCGTTCTGCGGCCCGACGGAACGGCGCTTGTCGACGCACAGGCCGTCACCGTCACCGGATCCGTCGCGCAGTACTCGATCGGGTCCTCGGTGCTCGCCGACGAGCCCTATCGGGAAGGCTACTCGGTTGAGTGGTCGCTGGTCGTAGCCGGCACGACGCACCGTTTCCGCCGGTCGGGCGCCGTGTGTCGGAGCCAGCTCTACCCGGTCGTGACCGACCTGGACCTGATCCGCCGACACAGCGACCTCGCCAGCCAGCGCCCGGCGTCGCTCGCGAGCTACCAGGCGCAGCTCGACGAAGCGTGGGCGGATCTGACCGACGACCTCCGCCAGCAGGGCAACCTGCCGCACCGGATCCTGTCGTCGGAGGACCTGCGGCGCGTTCACATGTTCCGGGCGTTGGTCATCATCTTTCGCGACTTTCGGGTCGGCGGCCAAGAAGCCAAGTGGGCCGACCTGCAAGCCGAATACGAGGACCTCGCGCGCAAGGCGTTCGACGGTCTGTCGGTGGTCTACGACCGCGACGAGGACGGCACCGGCGGTGAGGTCCGACGCCCCGCGCACGCCACCACGTTCTTCGCGGAGTCGACGACCCCGCCGCTGCGGTCCCCATGGGGACGGTAGCCGCCAGCGCGATCCGTCAAGCGGTCGCCGCCAAGATCACGGCGTTGGGCGCTCCCTATCAGGAGTTGGCTCGCGCCTACGACCTTGTGCAAGCCGAGCCCGCCTCCGTGCTGCACGGCGGCTTTGCGGTCGGTGTCCCGGCGGCGGCCGACCTGCAGGACCGCCAGCGTCCCGGCGTCGGCGCGCTCACGCTGACCCGGCTCGTCGTAGTGCTGTTCTGGCGCGCCACACCGAAGGACCAGATCACGGCGTACGACGCCGCGCTCGACGCCGCGTCCGCCGTGCGCGTCGCGGTGTGCGCCGTGTCGGCGTCGTACCCCGGCGACTGCTCGATCCGGTGGAAGGCGCAAGACGTCCGGGTTACGCCGGATCCCATGTGGTACGAGATCCGACTGGCGTTTGACGTCCAGCACGTTGCGCCCAACTAAGGAGGGTGTATGTCCGTTTCCGCCAACCCGCTCGTTCCCAAGGACGGCGCGATCGTCGTCACCGACGGGACCGGCACCCCGCTGTCTCTGACGATTCTGTACGAGGACGGCGACCTGCAAGTGCAGGGCCTGATGTCTGGGCAACTCCGCAAGGAGGAGTTCAAGACTCGCGGCATCCCGTACTCTGTGCGCGAAGTTGAGCGTATGTCCATCCCTTTCACGTTCACGTGTCACGCCACGGGCATCATCGGCGATGGATCCACCGCTCTGCCTGGTGACGCGCTGCTGAAACTCGGGGTGTGGGCGTCGGCGGTCAGCAAGGCGAGCGCCGCGCAGGGCGGGGCGTACCTGCTCCAGCTCGCGTGGACCGGTGAGCGGAGCAGCTTCGGCGCGACCGCCGACAGTTCGATCACGCTCAAATACTGCTCGTTCGAGGTCGACTTTGCCGAAGGCATCCCCGGCAAGCTGTCGATCAAGGGCACCGCGCACGCGCTCTCCACCGACTACCTGACGATCGCGTGATCCGATGAGCACCCCGGCGCCACCGCCCACGATCAGCCTCGACGTCCCCGGCGTCGGCCCGTCGCACACCGTGATCCTGCCCAACTTCGCGGCGCGCGACGACTGCGCGACCGCGTGGGCGCCCGCGCTCGATGCGGGCGGGGTGCGCCTGCTCCGCGTCCAGGCCGCGGCGA